GTTTTGGAGTTGCAAACTCTGATTTATCATAGTTCCAGTATCCATCTACTTTACGAACTTTAATTTTAAAGTCTGCACCTTCCCATAAATCAAAAGGATTCATTGGTGTTTCATCTTGAAACTGTGGTTGCATTTTATCTTTAAGCATTTCAAAGATTTTCTTTCCAAATCTGAACAGTTTAACCTGTCCTTCATTCTCTGGATGAGATGGGTCAGAAACTACAAGAACATTAGACACATAGTGCAATCTTCTTTTTTGTTTCCTAGCAATATCTTTGTTTGCCTCTAATCCAGTATTCCACAATTCAGTATTGTGTTCTGATACTGGGTCTTTCTCATTAAGAGTCGTTAAAGACTTCTCAATGTACCATCCACCTGGCCCTTGGAAACCATGGTCAAAGTATTGAACCCAAGGCATATCCTCGTTCTGTGATGCTGGTAAGAATCTTACAACTGCATAACCATTACCAGTCTTATCTAAGTCGATTTTCCAGTATCGGTCATCATTGTATGATTTAGTTTCAGTTCCACTAGATGATTGTTCTAGTGATTTCTGTAAGGTGTCGAATCCACCTCTAGATTTTTTTAAGTCTTGAAATGACATAATTTTATCCTCGTATTAGCATTGTATTGCATTTTATTATTGTATTAAACTAAGTATCTTTCTAAAGAAGTAATACTTAATTCATCCTTCATTATATAATAGTCTATGTTTTGGAATCTGTCAACTAAAATCTTTAGTTGTTCTGTCTGGGATATCCAACCTTGGTCACCAGTCTCAACAAGTCTGTTGTTCTCTGGGTCGTCTTCTGTCCCATAACATCGAGTTCCAGCATAGATGTTATTATATTTAGTCGAATCGTAATTCCAAATAGAATCAAATCCGACAAAGACTACATTATCGTAGTCATGGTTCATAGATGCCATTGCAGCTGCAGTAGTACCTGCGAACCAATTCTCAAATAGATGGTAATCCTCTGGAGGGCCACCTATCTTTGAAATCTTATAGTCATCCTCTATTCCTATTGCTTGCATTTCTAGGATACCTACATTCCCATTACCTTTTCCATGCATAGTCACTTTAGAATGACTTGGGTCTATCCACTCTCTTACTGGTACACCCATTGTTCCTTTAATCACATTGTATTCTTCAAATCCTAATGGGTCATCCCATTCCCCAGAGAAGTAACATTTGTTGTATTTTGGATATTGTGATTCACAACACTCACCCATGATACTGACATCTATAATGGTTAGATAGTCTGGTTCATAGTCACGATACAGTGCATTACACCCCCATATATCCCCATTAAGAGTCGTTAGGTCTAATCCTATCCTAGACTGACCATTACCTATAATGTATGCAGTACGACCCTCTGAGAGGTTTAAATACGACATTGCATTATCAATATCCATCATTTCATTTACTGTAGGTTCATATGTATCAAAAGTCATATATTTCTAATACCTTTTTCTTTAATGTATCGTTATTGTATCCGATAAATCCTTGAGTCTTTTGCAATCTCTGTTTAACTTCTGGCCAAACATATTGTTCTGATATGTTTAAGCGGGAACTCCATCCAATAAGGGAGTCAAGTAATACTCCTGTTCCAAAAGATAGGGATTTGGATAAAAGACACTGGACAATGATAGGATGGCTAGAATCGTTATTATTAAATAGATTGTCCAGTTTTCCTTCAAGTGAGTTAAGATGTCTAATATCTTTCTCGAAAGAGTAGAGAAGAGACTGGTTGTATTTTTTCCACTCTGTATAGTTTTGTTTTGCTTCTTCACCGAATAAATCTCCTACCCAAAAGTCCTTGTACATAAAGTTTGATATGTAAAAATCCTTAAGTTGTCCATTGTGTTGTTTTCTAAGTTTTGCAAATTGAAACTTATCGTTCCTTTTGAGATAACTTTCAAATGATGCACTAACTTTTCCATTGTATCTATTAAAATCATAATCAGAATTGTAATGTAATTTAATTCCTAAGTATAATTTATATGATTCATATCCAAATCTTGCATCCACCTATCAATACCTATTGGTTCTTTTGTAAGCTTCCAACGCTTGTTCTTCACGAATCTTATCAATCTTAATTTTTCGTTTCCAACCATTCATTTTCTTTTGTCTCTTTGCACATGGTTTTTCGTAGTATCGTCTTTCACGAACTTCTGCAATAATACCATCTCTTTCAACCTTCTTCTTGAATCGTCTCATTAAGACATCAAATGGTGGTGGCCCAGATGGTTTCTTTGGTTTTCTATCCCATTCCTTTTGTCTTTGTGGTGTACGATTAAATTTCTTCATATTGGTAATTTGCCTTTTCCTTTCTTTGCGTTTGGTTTTAATAAGTTGTAAGATAATGCATCACTCTCTATCTTTTGTTTAAGAGGTGGAGTAATTAAGTTCTTTACTGATTCTGGGTCAAGATGTTGGGTCTCACAATAATGCACGATTGCATCAATGTAGTTTAATCCTTTCTCTAAGACTAGAGTTTCGATTGCTTCTGTAAACCTTTTTTTGGTTAAAATCATATAATCACTTTTATTTTCATTACTATACTAGTATACTATCGAACTGGTATTTGTCAAGTCTTTTTCCACTCACATTCTATATTTTTATCATATATTTTTAGATATACATGAAATGGTTTATCTGGTTCATAGTAATCTCTGTCATATTTTAACCCATAGTATTCGAAGTTTGTAGCTTTGTAGATTGTCCCACCTTTATCTTCTTCTGCAACTGTAACTATGACTTTTGGATTCAATAATTTGATTGCACGAGATACAAACCATGATGTTATATTGTGTTCATCCTGTGGTTCTACTGCAAGTCTAGCTAACTCATAGAATCCTTCACATGTATCTGTATAACATCCATAGTGTTCTTTATGAAATACCCTTTGATGTTTATATTTTTGATGATGGACAAATTGAACTGCACCGACTATTTTAGTTTTATTGAATAACCCATAACAATGATGAGACACTTCATCTGCATAATCTATTCCAAATATGTCTTCTTTATCGTTATTGTTTTGAATGACTGGTCGAGCATCCTCAAGACTAATCTCACTTACTTCATAATCTAATTTCATTTAGTCTGGTGGATTGTTGTGCTTTCTTTTTTCGAGTTTTTGTTCCCAGTCTTCTATTGCTTTTTTGATACTTTCTTCTGCAAGGACTGAACAGTGGAGTTTGATTGGTGGTAATTCAAGAGCATCTGCAATCTCTTTATCTTTAATGAGTTTTGCCTGTTCAATTGTTCTACCTCTGAGCATCTCAACAAAAAGTGTCGATGATGCAATAGCAGAACCGCATCCATAAGTTTTGAATTTGACATCTTCAATGATATCCCCTTTCATTTTTATATCAAGTTTCATGACATCACCACAAGCAGGAGCTCCTACCATACCAGTTGCAACATTAGGGTCTTTAGGGTCGAACCTTCCAACTGCATGTGCTTCTGGATTATTTAGAACCGATTCGAATCTGTCGACTACTTTTTTTGAATATGCCATATTTATTTTTAAATTTGTTTAAAAGGTAACTTATAACTATTATAAATATAAGTGATAAAAATCTATAACTAGATAGTATATCGTTTTATTAACCCATAACTGTATTTATAAGGAGAACGAACCTAAAATGAGTCGTGCTATTAACTATATCTATGAACACCGATGCGAGATATGTGAGAACATAAGAGAAATCACTTCTTTTACTTTCTTCATGTTAGCACCCATTGCTTTACCATTTTTAATAATGTGGTTTGCAATGAATTCCTACTAAAGACCATACTCAGTTCTATACTGACTACGAAGTTCTTGTAGCTGGTCTACATAATCAGAATTTGGTTGTTCTATGAACAACTGACTAGAACCATCACTTACTGCAATCATAGTAATAAGTGAATGTACTTTCTTGCCTGTCAATTCTTCAAACATCTTTGCATATGCAGTTTCCTGTATAAAGTAATTCTGTATCCATTTTCTTTCTTTGGGTTTCCTACTTGTTTTGAAATCTATGATTGAAATCTCATTACCGAAATACTCTGCAATACAATCTACCCTACCTGCTAGTTGTAGTTCATGAGAGTATAGTGGAGCTTCAAGTGCATGAACAGTTCCTATCTGGTTTAGTTCTTTTTCTAGTGAGATGAATGCTTGTTGTGTTGTGGGCATTGCACCTTTAAACTTCTCTTCAAAGTTATCATTCTTAATGTAGTCTTCAAATAGTTGATGTGCAGATGTTCCATGTCTTGCAGCTTGAGTTGAAATCTTGTTTGCTGTTTCAGCACCAACTCTCTTTCTCCATTTTTTAATACCATCTCTACTTAAAAGTCCAGTAACCGATGTAACCGATGGATACTTTTCACCTGTTGGTGTTATGTAATACCTCTTACCATCTACATTCTCTGTAGGTAAAGATTCAAATCCATAATCTAATAGTTCAAATGTCTTCATGGGAATATTCTTTGTGGTTTTACATCCTTTGTTATATTGTCTAACAATTCTAAATCTACTTTTGCAAGTAATGTAACTCTAAATTGATTTCCAGATATCATTTCTACAATATGAGGTACTTCTTGACCCTTAGAAACTGCAATGTCTACTCTTTGAGTAAACTCTCTGTAATCATCTTTGTTTAATATTGCTTCCATTATTCTGAATAACTCCCATACTCTTTATCACCAATAGGTAATTGATATGCAATATCAAATGAAATTGAATGTGATGGTTTATCACCATTCCATAAGACTTGATGTGCCATCCATGATGGATGTATTAATAAAGCTCCTTTGGTAAAACCTGTTACTGGTAAGCGTTCTTGATTAAAAGCAGTACCTTCTAATACCTGTGGATAATGTGCCTGCATCACATTTGCATGTGGATTATATAATATTGTAGTATGATTTGCATCCTCTGGGTAATAAGTTCCAGTCCATGCACAATTTTGATGATAATGATATTCCAAAAATGGTCTTTTCTCATCATAACGATTAAACCACATATCATTTAGTTTTAATGGTTGGTCTACATATCCCATACCTTGTAACATTGCACTTGTAGTCTCAAGTATTTTTTCTTTAAGTTCTGGATATTCTGCTCGTACCACATTGTTTTCAGATTCTTCAAAACTAGGTATTTCAATATCTGGTACTTCGATATCACCCATGAACATTGGTATGGGAAATAATCCTTGTAATCCTTCCATAATTTACTCCTGTAGTAGTGTATAATACACTGTTAATTCTTCACCCTCAAGTATGGGTCTAATTGTATATAGTTCTCTTTGGTCTCCATTGTGATAATGGATGTTTGTACTAATATAACAATTTGGGTCTTCTGAATGGTTTATAAATCCACCTAATGGTGTTCTAATCCAATCTCTTCTTCGTTCTTCCCATATATGGGTTTCACCTAAAAAGATTCCTGCTTTGAAATCCTCTGTTGCAAATAGACCTATTCCATCTATTGGACTTTCCTTGAGAGTTAGTCCAGTACATAATGGTCTATA